CACAGTCTTAGTACCATGATCGTGTATCGGGTTGTAATCACCCTCATAACTGTGGACTGACCATAGCTCATCCATTTCGACATTTCTGTTGCCGTCCAGCGACTGACCAGATTGAGCCATAAACTGGTTAATATACGTCACGCCCATCTCGCACAAGAACCTAGAAAACGGTGCAAGCCTTGGATCTTCGTGATCCATCACTAACTGCTCACCTGTCTTAATCTGACCAACCAGGGTATGCGCTGCGCTGACTTTATCGTCTTGCGTGACTAACTCATCAAGATAGTCGTTACACGAATCAACAAACTCTGTCGGGATGTCCAACTCCATCAGAAACACTGACGGCAGCGGGTGCATCTGAAACTGTATTTCAGCCATTTACGACTTCTTCAGTCTCTTCCTCGCCCTCTTCAGGCTCTTCGGAATCAACCATCTGAGCATCCGCCTGTACTTTAATCTTCATCATCAAAGGCCAAGTGCCTGATTTACTAGGCATATCGCCCAGTATCGCTAGGATTGCATTGATCTCGTTTTCTTCTAGGCTAATTTGCACGGTCTATTTTTCCTTATGGTGTGTATGCTTTGGCTGCGGTAACGGCAGAGTCTATGGCGCTGAAGTCTTCTGACCCCCAATCGCCTAGTGCCTTGCCGTACTCAAGATAGCCTGAGCTACGCAAAACCTTTGCCTGCTTTTCAGTATTGGTCAGGTCGTTGCCATATTCATTGCTGCTATCCAGCACACTGGTGATGACATTCGCGCCATCTAACATGGCTTGGTACATCTTCGCTTTTTCTTCATCGGTACGGGCTACTGCTTCTTCAGACATGATGTCCTCCTATGATTCTAGCGCGGCGACACGCGCTGTTAGTGCGGTAATAATTGCGTCTTGGTCTTTAATAGCTTTGACAAGGATTGGCACAAACTTGCTGTACTGAATACCCATCTGTTTGCCATCATCTGTGGTGGATATGGTTAGGTTTTTATTAGCAGCGGAGGTATACCCAGCAGCTTCCTCAAGAGCCTGTACAGCTTGAGCCTTAAAACCAACATCCATCCAATCTTCTTTATGGGTGCCGTCTGGAGTTTGTGCGTCAAGATCGTAGTCTTCAGCGTACTTGTCACCGTACTTAGAACGCTTGTCCCAATAATAAGTAACAGGTTCTAAGGCTTTTACGAAGTCTAAGCCAAGGTCTAAGTCTACAAAATCTGTTTTATCTCTTTCATCGGAAGCAACAGTCCAATCCACTTGTATGTGCGCTTCTGAAATGTTTTCATCACCTAAAACTATTTCATTGCTTTCGTTATTGATGTTCCCACCGGGGCTTCCTGTAATACCTGAGTCATGGCCTAAAAGTAAGTTGTTAGAGCCGGAGGTCAGAGAGTCACCAGCCAAAAACCCTATTGCCGTGTTGTCAGACCCCGTAACAGTGCCTGAGCCTGCGACAGACCTGCCAACGAAAGTGTTGTTACTTCCAGTAGTCATTGCATCGCCAGCTAAACCGCCAACGATGGTGTTGCTAACGCCCGTGGTGATGCTCGCACCTGCGTTATATCCTATCGCTACATTGTAATTATCTGTTGCTGTAGTGAAGTTTTGAGTCGCTAAAGCTGACAATCCAATTGCAACAGCCCTGCTTCCTAATGTGTCTGACGTAAGAGCAGATTTGCCGTAGACGGTGTTTCTTTCGCCTGTCGTAAGAGCATCGCCAGCAAGACCGCCAGTGATCGTGTTGAAAGTTCCCGTGGTGACTGATACACCTGCATTGAAGCCCACGCCCACGTTGTAAACATCTGTTGCAGTAGTAAAGTTTTGCGCTCCAAGAGCAAATCGCCCGACAGCTACTGAACTAGTTCCTTGTGTATCAGCGGTTAATGCGCTGTATCCAACAGCAACATTATGGTTTGGCGTTGTAAGAGCATCACCTGCAAGACCACCTAACAAGGTGTTGTACTGTCCCGTGGTGACTGCGGCTCCTGCTCCATGACCTACTGCTGTATTAAGAGCATCGGTTGCTGTAGTAAAGTTTTGATCCCCTAAAGTACCTAAACCAATAGCAACCGATTTAGATCCTAGAGTGTCTGATTCTAAAGCATTGTAGCCCAACACAACATTTCTTGTTCCTTCGGTAAGAGCATCACCAGCAAGACCACCGATGAGGGTGTTGAAAGTTCCCGTGGTTACTGCTGCACCTGCATCATATCCAACAGCCACATTGTAGGACGTAGTCGCAGTAGTGAAGTTTTGGACTCGTAAAGCCCTAAAACCAATTGCAGTAGATCCACTACCTAACGTGTCACCACCCAGAGCGTTTTTGCCAATTGCCACATTTTCATCAGCATCTGTAAGAGCATCACCTGCAAGGCTACCAATAAGAGTGTTGTTAGTTCCCGTGGTTATGTCATTCCCTGCGTTGTGTCCAACAGCGACGTTGTAAGCATCTGTCGCGGTGGTGAAGTTTTGCGCTCCTAATGTACCTTGTCCAACGGCTACACTGGCACTACCTAACGTGTCTGCACTCAGGGCTTGATAACCTATGGCTACGTTGTTATCCGCATCTGTAAAAGCATCACCTGCAAGACCACCTATAAAGGTGTTTCTAAGTCCCGTGGTGACTTCTGAACCTGCGCTAAAACCGACTCCTACATTGTATGCATCTGTTGCCGTGGTGAAGTTTTGAGCCTTTAAGGCATCTTTACCTACAGCAACAGAAAGACTTCCCAGTGTATCGGCGCTTAAAGAAAAGCGGCCTACTGCTACATTGTTGTTTCCTGTTGTTATAGCATCGCCAGAATTAGCACCAAGAAACGTATTATTAACACCAGTTGTTACATCGTTGCCTGCGTTATACCCAATCGCTACGTTATAAACATCAGTATCGCTACCGTTAACTTGGTTTTGTAACGCAAGATTTCCAATAGCAACACTTCTTTCGCCGTGTGTTTCTGTTGATAAAGCTGCATATCCTATAGCTACATTAGAATTGCCTTCAGTAAGTGCATCACCAGCAAGGGCACCGATAAGGGTATTCTGGACTGCTGTAGTCATTGCAGTACCAGCTAAGTAGCCAGCCGCGACGTTATGGCCCGCACCACCAGCGTTTAATGTCTTGAGTGCTCTATAGCCGACAGCTACGTTATTTCCGTCGGCATCTTCTGTGCTTAACGCCTCAAACCCGATGGCTACGTTGTTATCCCCCGTAGTCAAAGCCGTACCCGCTTCATCACCCACAACCACGTTGTAGTTGCCGCCGGATTGAATGCTGTTACCTGCGTTGTCACCTAGACGTACGTTAGATGTTCCTAGCGTTGGAGTAGATAGAGAGCCATCTGAGTGGTTAATTTGAAATCTAGTTACAGGATTAGCATCTGAATCATCTACTGTTTGTATTTGTAACTTACCTGCAGCACTCCTAATGCGAGTGTTTAAATCAGTAGTATCTGTTTCACTTAAAAAAATCTTTGGACTTGCACCAGAAATTGTAGTAGCACCAGCTACATCAAGATCGCCTGATACAAAGAACGATGGGACAGATAGATCAGTAAACGCATCAACCATCGCAGCCCCTGATCCAGCACCATCGCTGTAGATCGCTTTGGTCTGACCATTAGCGATTGTGATCGTGGCACCAGAGCCTTGCTTGATAATGATAGACTGAGATCCGCTTGTTGCGTTCTCAATAAACCACAGCTTGCTGACCGTGTTTGGGCCTATAGTGATGGTGCAAGTTGAATCAAGAGTGCCAGTGTATTTGAGGAAGAGACTGCGGCCAGGATCAGTAGATCCATCAGCAATAGTAGTAGTATGAGTATCAGCATTCGTCGTAATAGCTTCCGTCCCAAAGGAAAAAGCCTCAGAAATTAACTCTAAATTTGTATTCGTACTGGTTCCCCATGTACCTGCCTCATCGCCAGTAGATATCTCTTTTAGGCGTAGATCGTTAACGTAAGTTGCCATTTATCTTCTCCGACTTTTAGTCTTAGGCTTTGGCTTCTTCATTGAAGCAATATGCTTTTTCAGCACTTCAGCTTGTTTCTTGTGTGTCTTAGAGGCTTTCTCTAATCCCTTAATAACCTTCTTGACCTTGCGTACCATTACGCTACCTCTTCCCAGTTGGCTGTTTGATTTGTTGATACAGCAGAGTAGCTAGGCGTTTGGCTGTCTGATACAACCGAGTAATTTGCTGTTTGACCAGGGATGACAAGGCTCCAAACGTTTGCTGACCCAGTTGCACCAGTAGCAGCAACGCCAGTAACGCTAACGACGGCACCGGCTGCAACCGATACCGAACCGACTGAACCAGTCGCCTGAAGTCCAGTGACAGAAAAATTCGCCGTACCCGTGACCGTAACCGAACCAACCGCTCCAGTCCCAGCATTCCCAGTAACAGTAGCATTCGCGCCGCCGGTAGCAGTAACTGTTCCAACTGCTCCAGTTCCCGCCACGCCCGTAACAGAGAACGTAACACCTGTTCCCTCAACGATAGAGACCGACCCGACTGCCCCTGTTGCAGAAACGCCTGTGACAGAGACAATTGCGTCTGCCGTGACTGTGACAGACCCGACAGCGCCTGTGCCAGCAACGCCGGTAACCTCGACAGGTATCGCTTCATTCCACGCACCTTGGCCCCAAGTACCTCTGCCCCAACCATTAACAATTGCCATCGCTAGGCGATACGAATGATCGCATTACTGGCGTCAGCAGTTGGGAATTGTATGGTGAAATCTCCAGCGGTGCTTGTCTTATCACCACCAAAGGCTAAAGAACAAACAGCTTTGTCTGACTGGGTGTCGTTGTAAATCAAAGCGCCGTTAGCAGTAATCGTGCTAGAACTAAACGTAAGATCGGCAAAGTCACAAAACGCCGTTGTCCCTGATGTCGTTGGAGTAACACTAGTTAACGCTGCTCCGGCGGCGGTATAACCCGTCCCAGAAACCTCATTAGACGTTGTGTACGCCGTTGTGCTTGCGTTCAAGGTTGCTGAGCTTGTGTACAACGCTAACTTAAAAGTATTGCCAGAAGTAGCAGTGAAGTTGTGTGTGCCAACAAGAATCTCTTGCTTGAACGATGTGCATAGCGCAGATGTGATACTCATGTGAGTCTCCGTATTATGTTTGCCAAATCAGGTTGCCCCTGAGATTCAACCTCAGAGGCCAAAGTCGCCCGATCACTCTTGATCGCTTCTTTAATGTAGTAGCCAATAACCTTCCGTATGTCTTCTTGGAAGGATAACGCCTGCTCTGCAAGCAACGGATGACTGTTTTCACCCACACTAACAATACGCTTTGTTGCAGAATCTGCCCAGAAATCAGGGTCGTGCCCTTTGTTTTGCGTTGTGGCAACAACAACATTGCCAACATGACCAAGTGCCGTCATCTAGCAGACCTTACTTCACCAGAACGATAGCTGTCAGTTGTGCTGTAACCCTCGCCCAAAGCCCTAAGATCAGTCAAAGCTGAGTCGTATCTGGCTTGATAAAGCTGCATCAGATCAGGCTCACCCTTCAAGAAAGTGTATGCCTCAACAAGGCTTCCGTACAAAATCGCATTCTCTGCGTTATCGCCCAGCCAACTCGTTCCATCAGAAGAAACCGTAATTGATTGAGGCCTGTAAAAATAATGCAGCTCTACCGTTAAATTTCCATTTGGGGTTGGCCCAATGATAAAGGTGGTGTCATCAAAGATAGCGTAATACTTAGGTATCCCCGTGCTGGATGCGGTTGGGTACGCTTGACGTATAAAATTTACATCCTTAAAAAGCAGGTACTCGTAACCACTATTGTCCACAGCCAAAGAGTAAGGGGACAAAAAATCACTAGGCGTTTCTAGGTACGAGTTTGACTGAGTCAAAGTACCTGTAACGTTCTTTCTAAAATTAGGTAACTGAACAGATTTAAGAATCCGCTCCTCTGCTTGCGTGATTATTGTCGGAAGATTTGTAACAAGCGTTGTTTCGTTTGTCTCAAGGTAATCTTGTATCGCCGTCTTTAGGGTTGTAAATGTCCACGCCATTAGCTTGTCACCACTGTAACGATACCCACATGACCCGAACAATCTAAGCCAACTTGCCCCACTGGATTAAACGAAGACAGTATTCGGCTCTCATCTAACCCCCTGTCCGGTCTTGGGTTTCTTAGTGCTCTAGGATCATCAACCCTCACCTTGCCTAACTGCAACTGAGGCTGATCTGGATCAACAACATCTTTGCCTACCAAAAATCCTGTAGGTCGCTGGTTCACAATCTCAGGAACCAAGTCCTTGAGCGGATACCTAAAACCAGTCATGTCGCAGTAACCGAAAGCGTACTTACCTCTAGTGTATGAACTCAAAACGAATATCCTCCAGGAGAGACATATAGTGACGCTTTGTTACGATCCGAGTCTGAAGCGAGCGTCCATTGCTCTTCGTAGTCAGCCTTTAAGGCGGGCGCTCTAGCGCCCGCTGACGGGTACTTCATGCTTAACTGATACGCCAACCCACTAACCAAGCAAGGCAAAAATCGAGCAGGAACATCTATGTTGTTTGCCGCCGAGTTACCAGCATCTTCAACACGCTCCATGTAGTAGTAACCAAACTGATAGGTCTCTTGATCATCAGGTGTGGGCCACACATTGATTGTTATGGAATCAACATTCCGCTCAACGTAGTACTGCAACGGCTTGCTTTGCGTAAGCTTGTTTGAAAGATTCGAGTACTGGCTTACAGAGATTCGAGTCATCGACTGATCAAACTGCTGATTAACCTCTCCCGCATTCGTCCTGACAAAAGCTTCAATTATGTCCAGAACCTTGCCGTCTAGGGTGTACTGATTTGTGCCAGCGGTAAGTGCTTGTGTAGCGAAATCTACAGACCAAAGGTTCAGCCCTCTGTTCTGCCACTCCAGCATCATTAGATTGAGGCTGCGCCTAGCGGTCTTATAGTCATACCCACTACGAAGCTCTAAGCCTGCTCGCTCAAAAGCCTCTTCCATTGAATCAGCAAGATCTAGGTTGAATGAGAATGTGCCGCTAGTAGCCATCTAAATAATTCTTCCACGGGTCTTGCCCTTGATAGCCATACCATCAATCGGCTTTGTGCGCGTCTTGCCTCCGGCTCTCATCTTAGTTGAACCAGACATGATCTTTTCCATACGATCAGCTTCGGCGGCCTCAGAAGCCAATCGGTCTTCTTCTTTACGCGCCTTTTTCTTTTTACGCTTTTCAGTCAAGTAAGCAGGAAGAACGCCCGCGTACTCCATAATCCCTTCGCCTTTCACTAGCGATGCGATTGGCGAAACGTCTGAAAGTTTTAACCCCATTACGGCCTCCTAGCCTTTAGCTTCTTTTTAGGAACACGCTTTTTCTTTGCTGGCGCATTCTTAATCTGCTTACCTTCTTGTGCTCGACTAATTGCCATCAGTCTCTGCCAAACTTTTGTTTTTGTGACTTGGGTGGACTTTTAGTGCTTCCACCTTTGCCAGACCAAAACACCTTGTTAGCCCAGTATGCGGCTGATGTCTTGCCCTTTTTAATGTTTTTGCCATGACGGGCTTTGAAGCTTTTACGCGCTTCTGCTGAATAATTATGCCCCATCTTTTGATCACCAAACCGAATGATCTTCATCTTTTCGCCATCCCTAACAGCAACAACCGCCTTCTTAGACGGATGCTTGGGTGTGCGCTTTGGCTTGTTCAGCCCACTAAGACCGACTTTTTTTAGCCGGTTCTTCTCTGCATCGGTCAAACTCATTTACGATGCCTCGCTGTCTTTTTGGCTATCTTCTTGGGCTGCTTTGAGTGCTGCTTTCCCTTCTTGGTGTCTTCTCGTTTCTTCTTGGAAGTGGCAGCGTACTCCTTGTCTGATAGAGCCTTTCGAGCCTTCTTCGGGAGATACCTTTCACCTGTCGCCTTTTTGCCTTGAGTTGATGGTTTACCAGACTTGGTGCCCCATTCTTGCTTAGTCCACTTCTTTAACGATTTCTGAGATTTCTTCAGGGCCATTAGTCTCTATAACCCCCACCAGATTCTTTGTAACGTTTAGCCAGCATCTGCGCTTTACGCGCAGACCACTGACCAGGCTTACCGCCTTTACCACTAGCCTTGATCTGATTGAACAGCCTCTTGCGTAAAGCTGGCTTCGTATAGTTGCCAGCTTCGTTAACTCGAGACTTACTCTTCTTTTTCTCGGCCATCTTAGAAGTGCTTCCGAACCTGCATAACTATGTTGTATACATCACCGCTAGAGTGACCAACAGTCGTAAACTGTATGTCACCCGTGACACCAGACCCAGCGTTGTTGGGTATACCAGTGAAGTCAGTGAAGTCTAGCGTATCAGACCAATCAGCATTTAGCTGCCAAGCCAGAACGTCTGTCGTTGCATCAAATAAAATCTTCACACCCATCCCAATGGTTGAGTAGTAAATCTTTTGTATTGAAACTTTCGTACAGGCCGCTCCAGTCATAGGGTCATCAGCCAATGCAGAAACATCAATCTTAGTAACAGCAGATTCGCCTGATCCATCGCTCACATTAGTGAAGCGGAAGATGGCTGTGTTGCCATCATCCTGTATGGTTTGTGTAGCTACAGCATCAGCCATGACTGCCTCCTATTATTGATCAGCAAACGCAGGTGCAGTTGCACCAGTGACCGTGCCAAAGATCTGATAATTGGTGGTGTTCAAACCAACAATCGTTACATCAAATCCAGCAGGGACATTTAACTGAATGCTGCTATTTGAGTTTCCGTCAGAAAACACTGCGCTAATTTCATTGTCAGTGTCTAAGAACGTAACACCGCCAATATAAAAGTTAGTGTTTCCTGGGGTGACGATGATTGCGTCAGTCGCATCAGCAGCGCCGCCAGCGTAAACAAACCGAAACACAGAACCGGCGATTGGCGCAGGTAAGGTGTAAGTGTTGTCTTGACCGCCATCTGGGACAAGTATGGTTCTGCCGCTATGCGTGGCATTAGTAATCGTAATATTGCCGTCAGCTAGGCTTACAGGGCCGTCACCAATAGTTGCAACCTCAGTAATCGCACCAGAGGTGCTGTCTTTGCTTACGGTTTTGAAGGTGCTTTCAGAGCGAACCGCACCAGTGAAAGTAGTAGTACCCATTGTAGTCTCCTGTCTGGGTTAGTCCAATTGTTCCACATGGAACATTCGGTCAGGATAAAAGAGGTGGCCCCTAGAGGCCACCCCCAAAAAGGCTCTAGCTAGAGCCAGGCGATCCGTAAATGCCCAAGGGGTCAGATACGCCGAACGAGTATCGCTCACGCGCTTTATAGCGCACGTTACCAGTGTCGAAGTCGCCATCCATAGACGTTTCAAGCGGAGTACGCTCGAACATCTTCATGCCATTCGGCACATCGGTGATCAAGAAGAAAGCGTTGCTGTCAGTCAGGTAATGATTGACGGCGTAACCTTCTGGGATCGCACCCATGTTACGGATGGCATTGATGTCGTTGTCAGCAGTGCCAACACGCTGAGTGGTTTCGAGCAGACGATCTGCTGTAAACATCAAAGCGGGTGGTACGATCAAACGACGAGGACGTGCTGCAATCAGTAGACCTCGCTCATCAGTGAAAGCAGCGATCTCAATGATTGCATTTTCCAAAGATGTTTCGTTCAAGTCAGCGCCAGTAGATGGACGGTTGGCATTGGTGCCACCATTCACTAATGGATGCGAAGCGTTGAACAGGGTAACACCGTCTCCAGACTGGAAGCTGGTGAAGCCATTGTTCAGCGAGTTAGCTGCTTTGACTTGCTTCGTGTACGCCATAGCGCGAGAAAGCGCCTTGGTGTAACGAGCCGAAAGAGAATCGTACAAATTGTCTTCCATCGCTTCCTCGGTGATCGCAAAGCCCATCGAAATGGTTTCGTGATTGTACCGAGCGGTGAAAGACTCTTGCGCTGAGTCATAGCTCGTTGCTGCACCTTCTGCCTTAACAGGAGCCGCTGCAAAGCCTGACAGCTTTACCTCTTCCTCGAATGAACGATCAGAGCTTTCTGTCTCATAAATGAGAGTGTGCTCGTCTTCGTATTTTTCGTACTCCAAACCAAACAGGGCGTTAAGCCCAGGCAGGAGTTCTTTAAGCATTTGCGCTCTTGAAATTGCCATTGCCTAATTCTCCTTATACGCCGAGCTTGGTTTCGTAAGCGTGGCTCAAGGGCAGATAGGTAACGATGCAATCTGTGAATGCATCACCTACGGTGCTTGATGGGCCATCTACGAAATCAACGACACGCAGTGGTAGTGTATTAGTCGTAGCGATAGAGCCGCCGTCTAGGGCGTTCTTGCTTCGACCGATTGAGGTTGATCCAGCAGTGTTAACCGCTGAGATGTTGTTTCCAAGGCCGGTTTGAGCAATAGCCTCATCACCCTGCATACGGAACAACAACTTAGGATCGTCAACAACGTAAGCAACGATATCGTCAGCAGCCGTAGATGCTGGGAATTGTTGGTTAAACGTCTTTTGGTTTGTTGATGGGTCTGTGTAAGCGCAGCCTACAAAGATACCAACAGTGCCAGCAGCAACAGAAGTTGTTACAGCGGCTTTTTCAACGGTGCCAGCAGCAACCAGCTTTACGAAATCACCATAAAAAATAGCGGTAGCGTAAGCATTAGCGATCTTAATGTGACGAACTTTTCCCGTGAACGAGCCGCTCGCACTTAAAGTATCAACTGGTTCGGCACCCATAGGGGTAGCAACAGTAGCCATAATGGCCTCCTAGTTAATAATAACTAACCCCTGCTAAGAGTTAGTTTCTTCCAAAAGTAGTCCTAGTGCTACGCTCTGGATTAAGCATAGGCATTCTAGGGTCACTTTCTCTAAGGTAGTTATTATCAACCGATGACATCTGGTTTTCTGCTATGTCTTGGAAATGCCGCGCTCGAGCTTCCATCGTTTCCGTTGGAGCCTTACAAAGCAACAAACCGCCAACCTCAATGTTACCCTCGAACTTGGAGCCAATATCTGACTGCAACATCAGTTCAGGATGATCTTCAGCCCTCACAGGCTGCCATCCCTCTCTGAACATCTTAGAAACGTGAGTGTTGTCGGATTGACCAAGAAGCGATGTCTTAACCCATCTGAACACATAACCATCTTGTGGCTCTGGGTCAGGCAGGATAGAAGCAGGCTTCCATGTGTCAGTCGGTCTTTCATCTACTTTTCGAGAAGTGGATTTTCTTGGTGTGCGCTCTTCAGACATTACGAGGTCTCCTTAGCGAGTTCCCTCGCGTACTGTTCAGGGGTTAAACCCAACCTCTTAGCGAGAGATAGCTGGGTGGACGTTAGCCGTATTTTGCGCGGTTTAGCACCGTTACTCCTTGCGGAGGGTGCCACCACCGTCGAGGGTTGATTAGCAGTCACGGATGCGTCACGCCCATATGTGTCGCCATTATCCTGCCAATCATAGTCTGGGAAAGCTTGTCTCAGACGTGAATCAATCTGTCGAAAATACTCTTGGCTGTTAGGCTGAATGCCTCGCTTTATCAAAGCGGCATGTGTGCCATAAGCAAGGCTTGTCATTTCTTCAAAGCCATCTTTCATAAACCAATTGTTTTTCTGCGCCCAACTAGCAGCTTCAGGATCTACCTGGGGCGGCTGTTGTTGAGCAACATTCTGTACAGCCTGCTCAGCAACTTGCTGCTGATACGCCTGTTGTTCGTACTCGTTTCTTTGAGCTTGTTGAGATGCGACGTTTGTTTCGTATCTCTCGGCCTCATGTAGCTCTGCTTGCGCTCTTGTGAGGGTTTCTTGTGCAGATACTAGGTTATCAGTATCGCCCTCCTCATACGCCTTCTTGTAGCTATCACGGGCTTGTTGCAAAGAGAGTTCTGCGCGTTGCTTTATCTGAGCGACTAACGCTCCCTCACCCCGATTGATTAGAGACTCCATCTCTTTGTTCTTCGAGGCAAGCTGTTGAGCAACCCGCACAGCTTCTTCACGCATTTTTTCAGCGGCTTCTCGTTGTCGCCGCTCTTCGTGCTGCTCGTATCGAAGCTTGTTTATTCGCTTCTGAACCTTTTCGCTATAACCCTCTAGCTCATCGTCATCATCATCACTGGAATCAGATGCTTCGGTTCTAGGCGGGCGTCGATCTTCTTCGTTACGATCATCAACAATCTCAAGCTCAATATCGGTGTCAGGTTCAGATTGTTTTTTGCCAATCTGGGTGCGAACACCAAAGAACTTTTCTTCTGCGGAAGTTGTTTCAGGAGCTTCCGAATCCATTTGTGCTTCACTCATACCTTAATAATCCCCCTTGGATCTTCAACAGTAGCCTCAACTGAATCATCATTGATCAATCGAAACTCCTTACCATGCACCTTAAATCGGGTGCCTGAATAAGAACGCATCAGAATCCAATCACCCTCTTTACACAAAGGGCCAGACGGGAATCGCTTAGGGTCATTATAAGCATCTGCTCCGAGCTTCAGAACCATGCCGACAATAGACCCTACCTCTTCATCTTGCAGAGTTTGAGCAGCCTTTAGGATGCCTCCCTCAGTCATTTCATCAGGCTCAGGTAGAGCGATTAACAGCTTATAACCTTTCGGTTGCGGCAACTGTTGCGCCGAGCGAGGCTCGTTGTCCTCGGTTTTGGGTTCAGAAGGAATCGATACCGATCCTACCTCACCTTCTGCTAATGCTTCAGACATTAGATTTCACCTTCTGCACTGGAAAAAAGCGTCCAGAGTCGCTTGCACCGCTACATGCGGCGTTATTCAGACTCGAATCTTGACTTCAAGTCTAAAATTTCTCGTTCAGCCAAAGCCAAACCTTCGATGATTCCGCAAATCTTTGCGTACTCATTGTAATCTTTACACCCGCCGCCACTAACATGGTCGGCGTATTCGTTCATCTGCACCCGCAAATGATCTCTCATGTAGTCAAATACGTTCTGCGAAGCATTACTCATCAAACACTTCTTTCGCTATCTGTATACCGGCTTTCAAACCCTCTACCTGATCTTTAGATTCCTTCTCAGCAATCTTTACACCAAGCCTTGCCTGCTCAATCTCTGCTTGTTGATCTAGCCGTTGCTGATCAAGGTCTGCTTTCGCCATAGCCTTTTGGGCATCAAGCTGCAATCTGCCCATTTCGGACTGCGCCCTAGTCTGTGCTTCCATCTCTTTGATTTGCAACTCTTTTTGCTGCATCTGTACGATAGGATCTTGTGATTGCTGTTGCGCTTTCTGCTGTTGAGCTTGCTGTTGGTTAGAACCCTTCAACTGTTCAGCAGCTTGACCCGCCAACCTAGAGATTCTGAACTCAATATCCTCAGGCAGCGGCTCTCCAGGAGGAGGAAGCTCGAACCCAAGCTGCTTTTCTATTTCCATTCTGTACTGGAACGC